TATTAGAACATCTAGATGATAATGAGAGACTTCAAGAAGACTTCTGTGAACCAGGTAAAAAGTTTAAACCAGATAACAGGTCAGGTAAAATGTGGTCACAAAATCAATTTACTGTAGGTACTAGAACAGTACCAGGTATTAAGTCACCAACTATGGTTGCAGTAGGTAAAGGTGGAAAGATTTTATCAAGAGACTGTGACTTGATTATTGCTGATGACATTGAGGACCATCAAACAACAATGCAACCTGGTGCAAGAGAGAATACAAGACAATGGTGGACAACAACTTTATCCTCTAGAAAAGAGGAACATACTGCTGTAGTAGTAATTGGTTCAAGACAACACTCAGATGATTTATATCATCACTTACTTGCTAATGATAACTTTGAACAGATAGTTGAAACAGCACATGATATGACATGTCAGATACCAGACCATATGGTAGAAGAACATGATGAGTGTATGTTATGGCCATCTAAGAGAACTTTTAAATGGCTTAATACAAGAATGCAGGCAGCAGAGACTACAGGTGGTAGAAAAATATTTGAGATGGTTTATTACAATCAGGCCTTTGTTGAAGGTACACAGATATTTACTATGAACATGATTGACCAGTGTATGAGGCCTGACTTAGTTATTGGGCAGGTACCAGGCAACTTACATTTAGTTGCTGGACTTGACCCTGCTTCTTCAGGTTACCAAGCAGCTGTACTTTGGGGTATAAGCCCATACAGAGGTGAATTATTTTTAATTGATATAGAGAACAGACAAGGTGGGGGAGTGAAACATGCTCTACAAATTATGTCTGACTGGTTACATAAATACGATTTACAACATTGGGTAATTGAAGAAAATGGTTTTCAAACTGCTATTAGACAAGACGATAAAATAAAAGAATTTGTTTTACGTGGAGGTATTACTATGCAAGGACATGTTACTGGAAAAAATAAACATGACCCTATGTATGGTGTAGGTTCTATGGCAGGATTATTTGAAGCACAAAAAATACATCTACCAGTTGGAAATAGTGAAAGTTCAGCTAAAGTTAATGCTTATAGACAACAATTATTATATTTTGATGGTAAACCTGTTTCCTCTAGAAACAAAGAAAAGACAGATATAGTTATGGCAGCATGGTTTCCAATGAAAATATTTAGAAGAATGCAGAAAGAACAATTAGCTGATATGTCACTAGATTATAACGCAAGTTACACAAATTTCGGTGGAACCGACTATAATGAGGCACCATGGGGATAGAAAATTTAGACATTAAAAATTATAAAGAGATTGTTGACAATGCATCTTTTTTAGTTAACGGTAAACCAAGTAAAGACCGACAAGTACAAAAAGCAAGAATTAAGGCCATACTTAATGGTGGAGTAGATGGTATGAAGGCCTTACTTGGTGACAAGATGGAAAGTGCTGATGCAGACTTATTACCAGCACCTAACATGTTGCAATCAGGTATTGATAGACTTGCACAAAAGATTTCAGGAATACCACAAGTTCGTGTTGATATATTAAATCATAATACATCTGATAGGGCAAAATTTAGAGCTGAAAAGCTTGAAAGAATTGTTACAAGTTATGACGAAAAGCAAAATCTTTCGCTACAATTAGGACAAGCAGCAAGATGGCTGCCAGGTTACGGTTACTGCGCTTGGATAATAACGACACGCACAGATAAAAATGGTTATATATACCCAACTGCAGAACTACGTGACCCTTACGATACATTTCCAGGAAACTTCGGTCCTGACCAAAAACCACGTGAGTTAGCAGTTCTAAGAAGAATACCTAGATATAAACTTGCACAACTCTATCCTGAATTTGCTAAAGAGATTTTAAATCCTGATGAAGATACTTCACAGGCCGAAGCAGGTTATTCTGCTGCATCAATGGGTGCTGAGTATGGCACAGATGGAAACTCTGCTTGGGAAGATAATACAGGCCAAGGTGTACGTATTATTGAATACTATGACCTAGGTGGTACTTATGTAGTATTCCCAGAAAAGAAAATGATATTAGATTTCATTCCAAACTATTTATCAGGCCCTCCATTTATTTTTATGAAGAGATTATCTTTTGATGAACTCAAAGGACAATATGACCATGTTATAGGCCTTATGGGCATGATGGCAAAAATAAACATTATGTCTGCTATAGCAATGGAAGATGCTGTATTTACAGAAACAAATATTTCAGGTGAGTTAGAAAGTGGTCAATATAGAAAAGGTAGATTTGCTGTTAACTATTTAGCACCAGGTACACAAGTTTCTAAACCACAAAATAATATACCTTATCAATTATTCCAACAGGTTGACAGACTAGAACGTCAATTACGTATGGTTGGTGGATACCCCGTAACTGATGATAGTCAGTCACCAAATTCATTTGTAACTGGAGCTGGTCTGTCAGAATTAAATAGCACTATGTCATTAATGATTAATGAATATAGGGAAATTGTTAAACATGGTATGCAAGAAATGGATAGTAAAAGATTAGAAATGGATACTTTGTTAGCTGTTCAATTCCCAGAACTAAATAAAAAACCTATACAAGGTTATTATGCTGGCACTGCATTCTCAGAAAACTATTCACCTGTACAAGATATTTCTGGTGAGTATAGAACAAGAAGAGTTTATGGTGTTATGGCTGGGTTTGATGAACCACAAAAAATTGTAACTGGTTTGCAATTGCTTCAAGCTGGTGTTATAGACACAGAGACTTTGCAAGACAACATTGATGGTCTTGATAATATAGCTAAGGTACAAGAACGTATTAGAAAAAATAAAGCAGAAGCTGTTTTGTTTGAAAGTGTATTAGCTAGAAGTGCTCAAGGTGATATGGCTGCTACACAAGCTGTAATAGCTATTTATGAGTATCCTCAAGAAATGACAGAAATACTTAAGATGTTCTACACACCTCAAGAGCCACAAATGTCTCCTGAAGAAGAAGCAATGATACAACAACAAATGATGATGCAAGGTCAACAAGGCCCTCCAACTGTTGCTCAAGCTTTAGGAGGAATGTAATGGAAGAAGATTTTTGGGACATAATAGAAAGTAATTTTGGTATGCATGATGTACTAGATGAGGAACAAATAAATCCTTATCCTGATATATTAAATCAACCATTTAAAATATTTCCTATAGCTCCTGGAATAATGATAATGATAAAGGATGATGATTTCTATGGCTAAAAATAGAAGAGGTGGATACAGAAAGCCATCCAAACCAGCCGCAGCACCACCAACAGGTCCAGGTGCAGGCCCAGGTCAAAACAGAACAGACGGTGGACCAGCTAGTGCTACACAGCCTATAAGAAGAATACCTGATGTTCCTTATGGAGAACAAGCTCAATTAACAGCTCAACAACAGATGGCACCTTTAGGAGGAAGTCCTGATGCTGGAGTAATCGCTCAAGGTCAACCAGCTGCAAGGCCTGATATATTTGCTCCTACTGAAATGCCTAATTTACCTTTAACTGAAGGTGCTGCTACAGGGCCAGGTGCAACTCCTCCTGATATGTTAGAAGATGAAGCAGATATTATTTTAGCTGCATTGTATTCTGTAAATCCACATCCAGCTATAGCGGAGTTAATTAATACTAGGAGCGTCTAATGGGTTTTATATTTACTGACCCATTTACAGAGCGTGACCAAATCTACGCTATTGAAAGATTAAACACTAGCTTTAGAGCTTGGCAAAATATATTTAAATCACCTCAAGGCGAAGCTATGGGTGATAACTTAATTGATTTAACTAATACTCATCCAGTATTACCTAAAACAATAGCAACACAAATTGCTATGACTGTTCCTGATGCTTCTAATAATGCAGGAGTAGATACAATTGCTGAAGAAGTTTCTTTAGGTTCAGTACAAGAACAATCAGAATTATGGGATAAATTAACAGAAGAACATTACGAATGGGGTGGAGACTACGAAAGAAATATGCAAATGTCTGTAGCAGATTTCTGGACAATGGGATTTGCACCAGGTGGAGCTAAACCAGGAGATGTACAATATGGTGTTTGGGCTACACAAGCTTATGATGCTTGGTGGCAAAACTTTGGGTTGAGAGGTAAATGGGCTGGTGGTGTTGCAGGATTTGTACCTGCTTTATGGGGAGGTATGCCTGTAGGTAGGTCACAAGCTTATGTTAGAGATTTAATACTTTATGATAAAAAAATAAGAGAAGGTGCTACACCTCAAGAAGCACAAAAAGATTTAGCAATCAATGTAAGTTTTTCTCAAGTTGAAGGATTAGGTGAAAAATTATCAATAGTTGGTCAACTTGGTAAATATATTGATATGTTTAAAGAAGCTCATGAGGTAGGTGGAGAAACAATATTTAGAGCTATGTGGAAAGAAATGTCTGCAGGTAGGCCTATTAATTTTAATAGAGACCGTTGGATGAATATGGAGACATTAAAACCAGAAAATGACCCAAGATATCAAGAATTAATTACTGAGTATGGATGGACTGAAGATGAAGCTAAGAAATTATTTTATGAAAAAGTTGGTAGGCCATTAAAAGCTTATGATGAAAATGGAGAACAACACTATACAAGCTTAGATAGTCCAGCAAGAATATATTTCTTTGCAGGTAGAAAGTCTCATGGACCAGCTGCAGGTATGACTAGTTATGCACAATACAGTAAATCAGGTTGGGCATTTAAACATAAAGCTATTTATGATAATGAACCAGAACAACAAATGTTGTATTCACCTGGTAGATACCAAGCTTCATTATTTGCTAAACCTGGAACAGAAGCTTATAACTGGATATCAGGAGCTGTTGACTTTAGTTCTATGGTTATTGAAGAAGTAGTTGGTGCTAAAGGTATTGGAGCAGTTGGTAAAGCTTTTAAAGATTTAAGAAGAATAAATCCTAACTTAGATGAAGCAACTAAAACAATTGATATAACAAATAATAAAATATTTAAAGATAATCAATTACTTGATGATGTAGGTAAAGCTATTGATGGTACTAAACCTGGAGATACTGCTGAAGGTGTTAATGACTATTTAGG